TGTTCCAGGTAAGGCAGTAAATACATCAGTCATAAGATAACTAGTATCAAAATTGACAGGTGGTGTTGTTGATGTTTCGAGAACTTGATTGTAGAGCATAACGTGCCCTTTAACTTTTAATTCGCCGATAGCGGTTCCAGCCGCTTGTTGTAAGGTCCAAAAGAAGATTTGACCAGCATCGTATTCATGGGGATCTGTTCCACCTGGTATTAAACCATTAGGACGAACGAACTTTTTAAGTCCGCGGATCGGATCAAGAAAACCTTTAGGGATTTTCAAGCACAATGCTTCTGCAGTTTGAGCAGGACCTGCATGATAAAGAACTTCTGCAATTGCTTGTGAGGAGGGAGGCGCCTGTGTGGCATCATTTGTGACAGATATATCTACAAACCCTGCAGTCCCCTGAGCTGAGAACACATTTTGTGATGGATTATAACAGAACTGTAAGTCCTGGAACTCATAACGCTCATAATTTGTTGCAATTTTTGATAGCAGAGGAAACATTTTTGCATTTCCCGGATTGATAGCATATGGAGTTTGAGTGAAGGCGATGGATCCATTAACGATGGATATTTGTTCATCTATGGGGTGTCGAACACCTTGCATATTTCTTCCTCCTCTAATTCCTGCTCCTCGGGATGGTCTTGTTCCAACTGAGTTGGTCACGACATTATTTCGTCGTGGGCCGGCGTTTCCACCGGTTCTTGGTCTTCTTGGATTATTTCCTGACCTTTTGATGGTTTTTACCACCTTTCTTGGTTTCTTGCCCTGTTGGGGCTTCTTTGTAATTGTTGTTTTCGTGATTGTAGCCATCGAAATCTTTTGTTCCTACCATATACCACCAAGAACCCATAAAAAAACTATAAAAGGATTCATCAGAAGACTCCAATCCTAGGTACATCGTGCGTATTTGCGTTTCGTGGACGTTTCTCATTGAAAGGAACGAATGTTCCGGATACGTCAAATTGTCAAAATTGAGATCTAAATAATCACAGCAATTTTGCCAAGCACTACTAAATGTAGCAAAATGGTCACTAGGATATGACATAATCATAAGTGTAAACAATCGCATTACAAATGCTTCTCTGTTTTTATCACCAATTCCTTGATACACGGCTGAAGTAGCTAATCGTGTTATATCATATAAAGGATAATAGTGTTGATTTATTTTCTTAAAATAGAAGCCAAGAAATTGCATCTTTTCAATTGGATAATTAACACCCCCGTAGAGGTATTTTAGTTTTAACCCATATTTGCCAAAGTGGTTGGCGAGATATCCTTCGTCTAAAATAGATTCGAAGTCGTCATCAAGTGACATTATACTATCATCTCCAAAAATCTGAACAACCTGTAAATTTAGAAGGGTTGCAGAAGGAAATGTTTTATGTTTATTATAGTAAATCTCTATCAAAGCATGAGCGATGATTAAAATATGGGCGAGTATGTTATCACGGGTAGTGGTTCCTGAACCAGAGG